CAAAAGAGGGTTATATGGAACAACCAGAAATTAAAAAAGACTGGTCTAATAGACTACAGGAGGTTCAAAATGATTACCCTTCTCGTGGTTTTAAAGAGCGCAATATTTATCTTCAAGTGGCTGAACATTATGGTGTTAAAGTTTCTTACGATCTTGATGGTAACATTGACGCTCATTACTATCCTTTTTATGCTGATGACAAACTATGCGGATACAAAGTTAGACGACTCCCCAAAGACTTTTCCTCAATCGGAACAGTTAGAGGTGGCTTGTTTGGACAGCAATTGTATTCTGGTGGCCCCAGACTCGTCATCACCGAAGGTGAATTGGACGCAATGTCTGTGCAATCAGCATGGTTCAAAAAATACAAAACCTTCTATCCAGTAGTCTCTTTAAGATCTGCGTCTAGCGTTAAAGATCTTATTAAAGAGCGTGATTGGATTCGTAACTTTAATGAAGTTATTTTATGGTTAGATAACGATGATGCAGGCAGAGAAGCTACTAAAGAAGCTGCTCGTATTATTGGTTATGATAAAATTAAAATAGCTAAGAGTAACGAAAAAGATGCTAGTGATCTTTGGATTAAAGACCCTGATAAAGTATTAAAGACTATCTATGATGCAGTAGAATATACACCTGCAGGAATACTTACTAAAGATCAGTTGTGGCATCAACTTGAAAAGTATAATAAAATTGAATCTGTGCCTTATCCTGACTATATGGAAGGATTAAATGATAAACTAAAGGGAATGCGCTTTGGCGAAATTACTCTTTGGACTTCAGGTACAGGTTCTGGTAAATCAACTTTGCTAAGAGAAATCGCTATAGACTTATTGGAGAAGACAGATGATAAAATTGGTATTATCTCGCTTGAAGAATCACCTGCGGAAACAGCACGTAAAATGGCAGGTATGGCAATTAATCGGAATCCAGCAAATGAAGAAATTCCAATCGATGATCTCAAAGAGGGATTTGATAGGGTTTTCGATTCTGACCGTGTTCTGGTACTTGATCATCAAGGTAGTATCTCAGACGGATCCATCATGGATTTCTTGGAGTATATGTGCCTTAGTGGTTGTAAGTACCTTTTTGTTGACCATATCACTATCCTCGCTTCAGAAGGCGCTGAAGGGCTTACTGGAAACGAAGCAATAGATAAGATTATGAATGACTTACTTAGACTTGTAAAGAAACACGAAGTGTGGATTGGTCTTATTAGTCACTTACGTAAAACAGATAATAAAGGAAGAAGTTTTGAAGAAGGTAAACTACCGTCAATGGACGACATTCGTGGCTCTGGTTCTATTAAGCAAATTTCTATGGATATTATCGCTTTTGCTAGAAATGTTGGCTCTGATAACCCAGAAGAGCGAAACACTATTAAAACAAAAGTCCTTAAGTGTCGGTATACTGGCCTCACAGGTCCGTCAGGAAGTCTTTACTATGACTTCGACACAGGACGTTTAAAGAAAGGTGCTAATGAATTTGAAACTGTTGATGAAATCCGAATATGAAATGGATGAACAACACTTAGTACTATTGTCTATTATTTGTCAGCTTCTTGATGGAGGGGCTGACATTTCTAACCTTAATCCTGACGTTCAAGATTATTTGCACGGTTTTGCTGACGATCTAAACAAAGAAGATGATGAGTTTATAGACATGATTTATTACTATGCTGACACATTCTTTAATAAAGTAAATAACAATAAAAAGGCATTTCACTAATGAAGGAAGAATTTGAAAAATTAAAAAAGAAAGGCTATACAAACGAAAAGTTTGAAGCTTATATTCGAAACCCAAATGTAAAAAAGATTTATAATGCTGCAATGCTTAACGAATTAAAAGCATTGTGGTATGCTGAAGAAATTATGGTTTCAGAAGAAGAAGTTTTAAAAGAACTAAAAGACGATCACATTACTGAACATATGAATAAAGATGAACTTGATCAATGGGCTATCGATATGTACGGTATTGATTTAGACAAACGATACTCAAAAGAAAATATGCTACTTGAGTTAAAAGAAGAACTAAAAAAACAAAACGAAGAATAATACTTAATCTTCCATTACACTTAAAGGGGAAATAACATGGATCCATACAGAAGCTTTATCCACCTGTCTCGCTATTCACGTTTTCTAGATGATTGGAATCGTCGTGAAACTTGGAAAGAGACAGTAGATCGCTTAGTCGGTTTCTGGAAAGACCAAGTAAGTAATAATACACTTACTGAAGAAGAATTTAATAGTATTCACGATGCAGTATATAACCACGAAGTAATGCCTTCAATGCGTTCAATGTGGTCTGCAGGAGATGCTTTAGCAAAAAATCATTTCCGTGGTTATAACTGTAGCTTTGCTGCTGTTGATCACCCACGAGTATTTGATGAAATCTTGTTTATTCTTATGGCAGGTACTGGTGTAGGCTTTAGTGCCGAAGCCAAATACGTCAACAAACTACCAATTATTAATGATACTTTTGCTAAAACAGAACGTGTTATTCAGGTAGAAGATAGTGCAGAAGGTTGGGCAAAGGCTCTACGTAAACTTATTGCTGACTTATATTTAGGAAACATACATGAATGGGATTATAGTAAAGTTCGTCCAGAGGGCGCAAGACTTAAAACTATGGGTGGAAGAGCTTCTGGTCCGCAACCACTTATGGATCTTTTTGACTTTGTAACTAAGACGTTTAAAGAAGCTGCGGGTCGCAAACTACGTCCAATTGAGGTACATGATATTGTTTGTAAAATTGCTGAAATCGTTGTTGTTGGGGGCGTCCGCAGGTCTGCTCTTATCTCTATGTCTGACTTGGGAGATCCTGAAATACGAGATTGTAAGTCAGGTCGTTGGTGGGAAACAGAAGAACAACGAGCGCTAGCAAACAATTCTGCTGTTTATGACCAAAAACCTTCTATGGCTGTGTTTATGGAAGAGTGGGTTTCACTAATGAAATCAGGCTCTGGTGAGCGTGGTATCTTTAGTCGTTATGGTGCTCAAAAGCAAAACAACGGTGGTCGTCGAGATTCTTCTCTTATTGAGGGCAGTAATCCTTGTGCAGAAATCCTTCTTCGTGGAAATCAACTATGTAACCTATCAGAGGTTGTATGTCGTGAAAACGATACAGAAGAAGATCTTTCTCGTAAAATTCGCATGGCTACTATTCTTGGTACGCTTCAATCAACTCTTACTGACTTTAAATATGTACGTAAGATTTGGCAAAAGAACTGTGAAGATGAACGCTTATTAGGTGTATCACTAACAGGAATTCAAGACTGTCGTATTTTACGTAATCCTGATCCAGCAATGTTACGGAGGTTGAAACAGGTAGCAGTTGACACAAATAAAAAATATGCTGAAAAGCTGGGCATTAACCCTTCAACAGCGATTACTACGGTTAAGCCGAGTGGTACTGTTAGTCAGCTTGTTGATAGTTCTTCTGGTATTCATGGACGTTTTGCGCCTTATTACATTAGGTCCGTTCGACAGTCTAATAATGACCCCTTAACACAAATGCTTAAAGATCAAGGAGTTCCTAACGAAGAAGACGTTATGAACCCCGCTAAAACAACTGTGTTCTATTTTCCAATTAAATCCCCTGCAGGAGCTACTTTAGCTAATGAACAGACTGCCTTGCAGCAGCTTGAAAACTGGCTTAAGTTCCAAGAGAATTGGTCTGAACATTCTGTTTCTGTAACTATCTATGTTAAAGAAGATGAATGGATGGAAGTAGGTGATTGGGTTTATAAGCACTTTGATCAGATTACAGGTATTAGTTTCTTGCCTTACTCTGAACATACCTATCAGCAAGCACCTTATATGGCTTGTTCTGAACAAGAGTATATTAAAGCTAAACATGCTTTCCCCGAAGTAGACTTTAGTATGCTACCAAACTATGAAATCGAAGATAACACAGAGGGCGCTCAAAACTTAGCGTGTGCTGCTGGTGGCTGTGAGATCTAAACGTCAGATCGGTAAAGTTGAATCACCCTGTATAAAAGTTTGTCAAATAAAAGATGGATATTGTACAGGGTGTTTTAGAACTATCGATGAAATCCGTGATTGGATGATAATGTCAGAGTATGAACAAAAGAAACTTAAGTATGAACTTATGTGGAGAAAAGAAAATAGGGGTAAAGTGTTACGGTAGCACATTGGATTCCAAATCCAAAAGACTGGGTTCAATTCCTAGTACCCCTGCCAATACCTGACGTTAAAGAATAATTAATAGAAAGTATTAACAATGTGGGCCTTAGTATGGTTACAACTTATAAGTATTGATGGTAGTATAAAATATTATCATATTAGTACTTATAATAATAAAGATCAATGCGAAAAAGAACTTAACTCTGCTAATATGTTAGTTGGTGACAATGAAGTATTAGTTTGTTTAGATCTTACGAAAGGTAGAAAATGATAGTCCAAAGGCGATCTATTATAACTGGTCAAGTCAATACTATGAATATTGATTGTACCGAAGAACAACTTAAAAGACATCAGATGGGAGAACTTGTACAAGATGTTTTCCCTAACCTATCAACTGATGAACGAGAGTTTTTAATTTCAGGAATAACTCCTGAAGAATGGGATAATCAATTTCAAGAAAGTAAGTTATGAAATATGTTAAGAAAAATGGAAAGAAGACATCACAAGGTAAACGTAATGTTAAGATGTCATCTATGAATAAACATAAGAAGCGTAATAGAGGGTTGTACAATGGCGGAAAATAAAGGCGGTGCCTATATATTTGGAGCTTTTATTGGAACTTTAATTGGTTTTACAATAACAGCAACTTTAACAACTTACGTAGGGCTAACTGTTCTTGGTTGGCTTGGAATTAACTAATGGCAGATGTTGTTGACATTACTGACAGGATTAAAGAACGAAATAATTTAAAAGCTGAATCAGAATACTTTAACAAGCACAATAAAGCTTTGGATTATCTAGAAGAAATCTTTCACGGCGCAATCTTAATAGAAATCTGTGAAAATGGACATATTAACATGTCATCAACAAAAATGGACTCAGAAGAAACTATCGATGTCCTGATTACTGCTGCCTTTAAAGTGAAAGACGAAATGGATAAGGAAAAATGATTTATGCAGCAATCCTAGTGTACTGCACTATGGATTTAAAACAATGTCAGGTTGTAGCGCATCAAGTGCTGCACCCTACAGAAGAATCTTGCCTAGAAGGTTTAGGCATAGGTTATGGACTTTATGAAAAGCAAGGATATGCTATACCCTTGTATAAATGTGTAGTTATAAAAGAAGATGTGAAAAATGGTTGATACTATTGTTGTGCTGTTTGCCTTAGTAGGTTTAGCAGCCATTGTAAATGAAATATTAAAGAATAGTGGCGTTTATGAAATGTCTATCTTTAAGCGTTATTGGAATTATATGAATACTTGGCGAGAACATCGTCGAGTTATTAAAGAACTCTATGCTATGGATGATCGTCAATTAACTGACATGGGCATTTCTCGTGCTGATATTGAACGACTTATTTGGTTAGACGAAGATAAAACAATGCGTAAACGTGGAGAAAAAGAATGAGTGAAGAAGAGCAGCTAGATGAAATGGTTGATGAAATGTTTGAAAGTTATTGTAAGGGTGGCTTTGATTTTGATACTGATCAATCTCTTAATGACATCTTTAAAATGATTTTCAGTGATGCAGTACGTATGACTTTGTCTGTACTAGAATCTCAAGAAGAAGAAGAAAACGAGGAAACTGCTTAATGTACTATGTTATAGGTAAGGATAATAATTGTCCTTGGTGCCAAAAAGCAAAAGCTTTACTTGATAAACCTGGAAATCCTCCTTATGTGTATAAAAACTTAGACAGACTACCTGAAATTAAAAGAGAATTTTGGATAGACTTTATTAAGAATGAACTAGGCAAAACTACTGTACCTGTTATTATTAACGTTTTAGGTGGTTATGAAGATCTTGAGGAAGAACTAAATGACTACTGAAACTAAAAAGAAACGTGGGCGTCCATCATCTAAGGTAAAGTTAAAACACAACCCCAAGACAGCCAAAGAAGACTTCTTTAAGAAATATAAAGATGTTACTGGATTTGGTATTTATGGTATTGATGATTTTACAAAAGAAATTATCGAACACTTGTGGAACAATCCAGAAATAACTTTTTATGTAACAGATGAGAATAATTCTCGTTTAGCTAACATGAATCGTTACTTTGGTCAAAGAAGCTTTTCTATGTATCGCTGGAATGTCTTTCCACCAAGTGGCTTCATAGAAGAACCTCCTGTTGATATTATCTTGGTTGCTAAAGACAACTATGAAAGTGTCTTAAAAAGACCTAATCCTTATGGTGTTAAACTATTACTATTGGAAGAAATATGATTAGTACTACTGAAACTTTTATTCCTAAAAATCAAAACAAAGACTATATGATTGTTGATTTTGTTGAAATGCGAAAAACTCATGGTGCTGTAATGGCAGATATTATGGCAGTTAGTTACAAGGGTAAAACTTATGAACTTCTTTGGGATGATTACTACTCGTACTTTTCAGGTAAAGTTGATGGAGAGTGGGGCTTTATACCTTAAAAGAGTTCTTACTGCTTTTTCAGTCTTAATTAACGTACTCCTTGGTGGAAGTAATAACCAAACTTTTTCTGCAAGAAATCATTCTTGGAAAAGAAACGGTTATCCTAACTTAGTTTGGTTTATAGACAGTTTCCTTGGTAAAGGTCACTGTTTAGAATGTTGGGTGTACTGGAAAGTACGCCGTAAATGGTAAAGTCTTTTGCTCCTCTCTGGTGGTCCTTCGGGACTGCTGGAGAGGGGCTTTTATTTTTTTTTTTTGAAAGATCAAAATGCTATATTCAGAAGATTATCAGAAACAACTTCAACAAGTGCATAAAGAACACAAGTTAAATGGTGGCTGGGGCGGCGGTGTATCGACTAAAGTTAAGTGGATTATCCCTAAAGCTAAGACTTATTGTGATAAGCGTATTTCTTCAGTCTTAGACTATGGTTGTGGTTCTGGAAAGTTTAAAGAAGAGTGTAATAAGCTTTTTCCTGAGATAGAGGTTTCGGAGTATGATCCTGGAATTCTTGATAAGGATTCTCCCCCTAAACCTAAAGATTTTGTTGTTTGTGTTGATGTTTTAGAACACATAGAGCCTAATTCTTTAGATGAAGTCCTACAACACATAAGGGATTTAAATATTTATGGTGCCTTATTACAACCTTGTTTAGTTAAAGCTGATACCCTTTTACCTGATGGTCGTAATGCTCACTTAATAGTAAAGTCTGCTTATTGGTGGTTAAGCCAGTTTGAGAAATATTTTGAAAGGCGACACATATACTATGCTACACAATATCACATAGCAGTATTTGTCGAAAACAAATGAAATGGATATTAATTTTTATTAGTTACAATAATGGTCATGTTATGACTGTTGGTAACGGTGTCTTTGAGACACACATGGAATGCTTTGCTGCTAGGGAAGTTCTTAGCAGTGAAGTCGGTGGGAATAATGGTTACTTCCCTCCTAACTTGCAAGCTATTTGTATGCGAGTTGAAAAACTTTAATAAAATAAACGCCGAAAGGGTTTAGAAAGGAAATATAATGCTTAATAAAGATTATTTTTTAGGATTTGACCGTTTGATGAGAG